AGGATGTGACAGAGGCGATAGACACACTTGAGAGATGGTGTGAAATGAGAATCGAGGAAGATTTTAATAAATAAATGCAAAATAGTTTGACAAGTGCAAAACTGTTTGCTATAGTCTTATCACGGTGTAGGAAATGCCGGACAGATAAGGAGCAGCGAACATGACATATTTATATCTTGTAGTAAATTCTGAAACTGGAGTTAAGTTTAGCCAGTATAAAACGTTGGAACGCGCCAATGGTGTCTGTAAGGTAATAAATATCAATACACCTAATAAATATACTGTCGTAACAAAGTTAAAATAATGACCCCAAGCGAACAATGCAAAGCCGCAGGACTAGCCAGCCTGTCAGAATTATCCCGTATAAGCGTGGTAAGCATTCAAACCTTGCGAAACTGGCACAAGAATAAGCCGGTATTATTCGCTGTAGTCGTGGCCGGGGCTGTACAAATCAAACTAAAGGAGAATACAAGATGACCGATTGGAGCACTTACACAATAAAACTCGCTCAACTAGCAAACGAGCGCGACAAAGCCCTAAACGATAAAAACTATGGTAAGGCTATTGCTTTACATGGTCAGATATTAGATTTAAACTCTGAATTAACTATTTGGCTGATGGATGCTTACCAATGACCATAGACGATGACGCCACTGCTAATGAAGAGTTCAGACGCGCTGAGTCGCTTAAATTCAGGAAGCCTGAGCCTTTTCACTACGGCATCTGCCAGAACTGCTACCAGCCAGCAAAAGGCGTGTACTGCTGTGCAGAATGTCGGGAAGATGGCATAATGCGTAATAATATGACAGGCGGGATATTGTAATATGGGGAGAAGGTCACCGTTAACGCCAAAGCAATGGCAAGACATAGAAAAGCGCCTGATTAATGGAGAGGCTGGGTGCGCTTTAGCAAAAGAATACGGGGTTACATACAACGCAATTAAGAAGCGTTTCGGTTCACAAACAAAACAGATTAAAGCTGTAGCGAATCAAATACTTGAAACTGAACGAAATTTTAAAGCCCTTCCAATTAGTTCACAAATTAGTGCAGTGAACCTAGCGGATTTACTTAGGTCAATATCTGGTCACTTAGGCCATGCTGCTAACTATGGTGCAATGACCGCTCACCGCATATCAGGTATAGCAAATGCCCAGGCTGACAAGATAGATGACGCAAACCCTATAGGAGACGAAGCATCACTTGCAACGCTAAAGGGAATCAGCGCATTGACAACACTGGCTAATAACTCGGCTGAGATAGGTATTAATTTATTGAAGGCTAACAAGGAAACAATTGATAACCTGAATAAATCCGATGACAAGCCAGAACCGAAGCAAGTTGTTTTTACTGTGATAGATGCCAGCGCTTAACAGGCCTCAAGCCGCATTTATGCAATTACCTACTAAGTTTAGGGCGTTCGTGTCTGGCTATGGGGGAGGTAAAACATGGGTAGGTTCAAGCGCAATGTGCGCTCATTACTGGACGCACCCTAAAATTAACCAAGGATACTTCGCCCCTACATACCCGCAAATAAGGGATATTTTCTTCCCGACTATCGAAGAAGTGGCTTTCGGGCTTGATCTTAAGGTCGAGATCATGGAGGCAAATAAGGAGGTTCACTTCTATTCTGGCTCACAGTATCGCGGTACAACCATATGCCGAAGCATGGAAAGGCCGCAATCTATCGTAGGTTTTAAGATAGGCCGCGCCCTCCTGGATGAATTCGACGTTCTGGATGTAAAGAAGGCAGATCAAGCATGGAAAAAGATCATAGCCCGCCTTCGTTGGGCTGATTGTGCCAATGGTGCTGACATTGCCACGACACCGGAAGGCTTTAGGCATACCCACAAGCTGTTTATTGCAGACGTGGCAAAGAATCCAGCATTAAAAGCAAGCTACGGGATTATTCAGGCTTCAACCCGTGATAATGCAAAGAATCTGCCAGAAGGCTACATTCAGTCATTGCTTGAGGCTTATCCAACTGAGTTGATAGACGCTTATATTGACGGGAAATTTTGCAACCTGACCACTGGGACGGTTTACCGTGGATATAATCGGGTGCGCAATGAATCAATAGAGCAGATTAAGGATTTAGAACCGTTATTCATCGGCATGGACTTCAACGTAGGTAAGATGGCCGCGACAATATACGTTAAACGGCCTAATGGCTGGCATGCTGTCTCTGAGCTAAAGGATATATTTGATACCCCTGCAATGATTGCGACAATCAAGTCTAAGTGGTCAAAACATCGTGTTTATGTGTATCCAGATGCCAGCGGAGGCAACAGAAAGTCAGTCGATGCCAGTAAGTCAGATATTGCTTTACTTGAGCAAGCTGGCTTCGTGGTAAGGTCTAATCCAGCTAATCCAGCGGTTAAGGACAGAATACTTGCTTCAAATAAGCAATTTGAGATATGCAACTTTTGGGTAAACTCTCGGAATTGCCCTACTGTGGCGAGCAATCTTGAACAGCAGGCATATGATGCAAATGGGGAACCTGACAAGAAAAGTGGATTTGACCACCAAAATGATGCAACAACTTACCCGATAGCTTATGAATTCCCGATTATAGTTAAGTCAAGATTACACACAATCGGCGGTATTTGATTGACAATCGCGCAAATATGATATAATTAAGCAATAAAATCGCATTGGAGCATATATGGGCGTAACGTCTTCTCATTCAGATTACAAGGAATCACTACCTAAATGGCAGCGATGCGAGGACGTTTCCGCTGGTACTGATGCGGTTCATGCGGGTAGAACAAAGTACCTGCCAAAGCTCACAGATCAAACCGAAGAGAATTACCAAAAGTCACTTGACAGAACAATTCTATTCAACGCCACATGGAGAACCATAGCCGGATTAATTGGCATGGTATTCCGCAAACCCCCTATATTCACAGTCCCCGCTGCAATTGAACCGATGCTGGATGACGTTACTATGTCCGGTGAGTCATTGTTCATGGTGTGTCAGGATATAACAGAGGAAGCGCTAAAGGTTGGTCGTGTTGGTGTATTAGTTGACTACCCTAACGGCACGGACGAGGGTATTTCAATCGCTCAAGCTGAAGCCGCTGGATTGCGCCCTTTCATCAAAGTCTATAAGGCAGTTGATATTTATAACTGGAAAACAGGCCGCGTAAACAATAAGACTGTAACAACTGAGGTTAGGCTGAAAGAGAATGCCGAAGTTGCGGAAGGTGAGTGGGACGTTGTGAAAGAGGAGCGTTATCGCGTCTTGTCACTTGATGCCACTGGCTACCGTGTCAGAGTTTACAAGATAGGTGATAAGGGCGAAGAGATCTTATTAAGCGATGGCTACCCACTTATGCGTGGTAAGCCTCTACCTTACATCCCTTTCCAGTTTATTAGCACGGATGATCTAACACCTGACGTTGACAATCCTCCATTGATTGACCTGGTGGACATGAACCTACACCACTACCGCATTACTTCGATTAAGTGTAACGCCCTCCCATTTGCAGTACCTACCATGTTCATCGCAGGTAATCTTCAATTAGAAGAAGGCGAAAAGATATATGTAGGCAGCACAAAGGCTATCCATTCAAACGATCCGGCCTCACACGCTGAATATGTTGAATACTCAGGCCAAGGGCTAGGCGCAGTCGAGAAAGAGATAGACAAGGCCGAGGCTCAAATGGCTATCCTTGGCGCTCGTATGCTTGAGCCGCAACGGGGAGCAGTGGAAAGCGCGGAGGGTCAGTCTATTCATCGTAAAGGCGAAGAGTCAATACTAGCTACCGTATCGCAGACTATCTCGATTGGTGTTACCCAAGTAATGACGTGGTTTGCTGATTGGGCTGGCGCTTCTGGCGAGGTTAAAATTGAATTAAATCGTGACTTCTATCCTGCTGGGATGAATCCGCAAATGCTCACAGCTCTATTAGCTGGCTGGCAGTCTGGTGCGTATTCAGATCAAACACTATTTGAAAACCTGCAACAAGCCGAAATTATCAACGCTGAAACAACGCTTGAGGAAGAGCAGGCGCGTATAGGTGAGACTGCGCCTATGTTGACAGGGCAAGAGAATGTCGAGACTATTACTACAGATCCAGTAGCACAGGACAATACAGAGCTTATTGCGTCAATCAATGCGCTGATAGCTAAGATGGGTGAGCCTTCAGCCGCGCAGCCTATTACTGTAACAGTACCAGAGATAATCATTCCGCCGATTGACATTACAGCGATTGCCGAGGCTATCAAGGCTATTCCCGCCCCTATTATCAACCTACCCGCTCCGGTGATTAACATGCCTGCACAACCCATAACGGTAAACATGCCTGAACAGCAACCGGCTAATGTGACCGTGATTAATGGGGATACGAAAAAGACAATTGCAGTAGAACATGATGCCGAAGGTAATATCACAGGGGCTACAGTGCAATGACAGACTCAAGCGTACGTGTTCCAGAAATATCCACTAAGCATGATGGTAGAGAGATCGACTGCGAGCTAGTTACGCGGTCAGGGTCTGAGTTCTATCGGCAGCATACAAACTCACACAGTCACCATGTTGATGTAGTTACAGGTCTGGACACCCCTACAAAGGGCGCTCATGATGCAATGATAGTCATGGATCATCGGGAAGCTATTGCACATGGCTACTCACCCGGTGAATATCAGTTAAACTCTTTCGGGGAGCGTACTACCACGGGATCTGAGACTAATTTCCCTGTATGGCCGGATGGTGCGTTTAATATCCCAGCTATCACAGGCGTTCAAATGTCATTTGTTTCTACATCTGCCAATGATACTGCGGCTGGTTCAAATATTCGTTCGCTTGAAATGCACTATCTTGATGCTAACCTTGTCGAGATGGAAGAAACTATTATCTTAAATGGTCTGACTCCTGTTTTGTCAGTTGCCACTGACGTTAGGTTTATTCAATGTTTACATATCAATACATTTGGAACTATTCCCAATGCAGCAGGAATCATCACAGCATCCAATGCAGGCATCATTTATAGCCAGATCGCAATAGGTGAAGTCAGATGCACGTCATCATTCAGGATGGTTCCAGCGGGGAAAAAGTTATTTATTGATGCTTTAATCGGTAGTTCAATATCAGGAACCGCGACAGCTAGAACAATAATTAAAATGGTTTCAACACGGTTAGATAACCATTCGTATCAGTTTCCTTTGATTCTTATACCCCTTGCATCTATTGGGGTACAGGATAATGCTGTAACACTTGCAATGCCTTCACAGGGATCTTTTGTTGCTGGTGATATAGTCGGATTTGTTCATACCTCAGACAAGGCTTGCACCGTATCAGCTTCATTCTTTGGTCGCCTTGAGTTGGTATAATGTTACTCGCGTTATGGCCTTTATTCATAGCGATGCCGGAAACGGCAAACTATGCATTACTTGACCAACAGAAACGAGACGCACGAAGACTGGCAGAGCGTAAGAAGTTAATCGAGGATGAGTTAGCACGGAGGCGCAATGTCAGCACAGTTAATGATTCTACAGATGGACTCGTGGTTGATGCAAGCGATGCAATCATCGGCAATATCGGAGCAGGAAGCGTTACAAATGGCATTCTGGGACTTAATGCAGATGGAATGCCAGACGGACGAGGATTATCCGAGCTTTCTGGAGCCAGCACTGCAGCGCTCAATATTGAATCATCTGGAATTGACATTGCAATGAAACGCCGAAATTCCGAAGCGCTTATTCTGATACTGTCCAACCTATGAATACTAAAAACGTATATAATATATTTTATGTTTTTATTGAAAGTAAAATTAATTATGAACATTGATGAAAGAATTGCGCAATACAAATTTAATCGCGACAAAGCATTGTCAAAACTTATTAAGCTTAGAGTCAACGTTGTTGACAAATCAGAATTCGGGATATTAGCATCCCAGATTGTAGATGATCTGATTTTAATCGAGAAAGATCGTATTAGTTATCGCACAGGAGCATGGTCAGACGAAGAAAAGTCAATTTTAATTGCATCATATAAGGAGTATGGTAATGAAGGTGGATGCGAAGAAGCAGGAAAAAAACTAAACAGAACAAAGCAACAGATTCGAGCAATGGCCGGAAACATTGGGGTTAGGAAATATTCATCATAATAGCATGACCACACTAAATACAGTCTTATACGATAGCGCAATTGAACTCGGCTTGGACATGGAGCGCGTATCAGCTGCTTCACGTTACGAAATTATCCAGATGATTAAGAAGCTAGAGAAAGAACTAATCGCTCAAGTCGCATCAGGCGTTACAGACTGGAACAAAGCCCGTATAGCAAAACAACTCAGCGAGGCAACAAGGATAATTCAGCAATACTATGATGAAATGGCCGGTGTGATGGTAAACACCACAACCTCAGTCGCTCAAGTATCGGCAACATCCACAGCACAGGCGCTAGGCGTGGCTACAGGCAATTATATTCCTACCGTACTTCCATCAGCTACATGGTTAGAGTCAATCGCCAGCAACGCCATAGTGCAAGGCGCTCCACAGGCCGCATGGTGGAATAGACAATCAGCAGATACAGCTTGGAGGTTTTCAACTGCTGTGCGTCAAGGGCTAGTAGCTGCTGAAACGAATCAACAGATTATCAAGCGCGTTATGGCGGTCATGGATGTATCAAGACGGAATGCGGCCGCATTGGTTCAAACCTCGGTGCAATCGGTATCGGCTCAAGCCAAGGATAAGACAAGGCAGGCGAACGATCATCTTATAGCAAGTGTGGAGTGGGTATCCTCCCTCGACTCGATCGTTTGTATAAAATGTGCCGTGCGTGACGGTAAACGCTGGAAGCTGGACGGTACACCTATCGGCCATTCAATACCGTATCAACTACCCCCTATACACTTCAATGACCGATGCACAACGGTTGATATTACGAAGACATGGAAAGAACTTGGCATAGACATAGAGGAAGCGCCGCCAGGTACAAGGGCAAGCATGGAGGGGCAAGTATCGGATAAAACCTTCGAGGATTTTTTAGCCCGCAAAGGCAAAGACTATCAGGATGAAGTATTAGGAAAAGGCCGCGCCGAACTCTACAGAAGCGGAAAAATCACTTTTAACCAATTGCTTAACCAAGATGGTAATATGCTCACATTGAAACAGCTTGAAGCAAAGTATTTGTAGTAAAACCGCCCAATGGGTAACAACGTCTAAAGGACAAATGAAATGTTTACAGCAGAACAGCAAGCACAGATTGATGAAATGATTGCAACAGCAACTCAAGGTCTTGTAACAAAGAATAAAGAGCTATTGGGCAAATTGTCCGATGCAAAGAAGGGCGCAACTATTGACCCTGCCGAACATGCGAAGCTTGAAGAGCAAGTGGCAAAACTGGAATCAGATCTTGCTATTGCGACAAAAGCCAATAAAACCACGTTAGGCGATCTTGACAAGATTAGAAAGGCTCACGAATCGGAGTCAGAGTTTACTAAACGCCTGTTGGTTGATAATGGCCTAGTCGATGCCCTGACTAAAGCAGGGGTGACTAATCCAGTCAACCTAAAAGCTGCCAAGGCTATGCTCAAAGACGGCGTAACCCTTATTATTGACGGCGATACCCGTAAGGCGATGCTAGGCGACAAGGAATTGAATGACGGTATTTTGGCATGGGCTGGCTCGGATGAGGGTAAGCATTTCATTGCTGCCCCGTCTAACTCAGGTGGTGGAGCGCAAGGAAGCGGCAAACCTGCTTCGGCTGACATTATGAAATTGTCAGCTAAAGAGCGCATGGATGTAGGTAGGAAAACCGCTTGACAGTAATTTATAGCGGTGTTATAAAGCGCGCATAAGCCATTCTTATGGATTGGCAGTAAAGTTTAAAGTCCGGCTATTATGTAGCAGGCGCTCGTTTAACTGGTAAGGCCAGTGAGTAATCATACCCTTAACTTTTAAATGGAGACCTATAATGGCCTTGACTCTTATTGAAGCTGCCAAGCTTGAAACTGGCGATGCATACAAATCCGGCGTGATTGAACTGTACGCCGGTTCCTCTGACATTCTGATGAACTTGCCTTTCGAGAATATCGCTGGCAATGCTCTGAAATACAATCGTGAAACTTCACTACCTGGCATCGGCTTCCGTGGCGTAAACGAGTCCTATACCCCTTCTACTGGTGTCGTGAACCCTCTCACTGAATCGCTGGTTATCGCGGGCGGTGAGTTGGATGTAGATAAATTCATCGTTCAGACTATGGGCATGGGTCAGCGTACCTCACAAGAATCAATGAAGCTTCGTAACCTCGCACTAACATGGACTCGCAAGTTTATCAAAGGCGACACAGCAAGTGATCCTCGTGAATTTGACGGTCTGCAAGTTCGTACTGTAGGCGATCAGGTTATATCTGCTGGTACTACTGCAAACGGCGCGGCGCTTTCTCTGGCTGTTCTGGATCAAGCAATCGACCAAACTCTTAACCCAACTCACTTGATTATGTCTAAAGCAATGGCGCGTAAGTTTAGTGCTGCGGCTCGTACCACTGCGGTTAGTGGTTATGTAACCTACACAGTCGATCAGTTGGGTCGTCGCGTGATGGAATATAACGGCCTGCCAATCTTGACCGTTGATCTTGACGGCTCAGGCACTGCAATCCTGCCATTCACTGAAGCTGCTGCAAGCGGTACAGATACAGCAACATCTATCTATATCGTGGGCATGGGTGGTGACAGTCTGACTGGTATCCAGAACGGCGGAATGATGGTTGAGGACCTTGGTGTTTTGCAAACAGCCCCTCTGTATCGTACCCGTGTGGAATGGTACTGTGGTCTGGCTGCTTTCAATGGTCGCTCTATCACCCGCATTAAATTCATTGGCGATCTTGCCATCGTAGCTTAAGGAGAATAAACATGGCTAATTTACATTCACAATTCACCTATGACGCATCCTTGAGCATGAAGGCCGCTGGCCTTGTAGCATCTTCGGCTGATGGTGCAATCTTGGACCTGGGCGCTGGTATGGTCGATGGTTATCTCGTCATTGATGCAAGCGCAATCGAAATCGACTCTGGTAACGAGATTTACACAGTTTCGCTGGAAGGTTCAAATGTTGCTGCAATGAGTTCAGGTTCTGTCTGCCTTGCCAAGAAAGTATTCGGCAATCTGGTAGTTCCAATGGATGCAGCTCTGTCTGCTGCTGGTCGTTATGTGATCCCCTTCCGCAATGAAGAGGGCGGCACCACATACCGTTACGTTCGTCTGTCAACTGTTGTGGCTGGCACGATTGCAACGGGAATTAATTTCTCCGCGTTTATTGCTAAGGATTAACAATGACCCGCCAAACTGACGGATGGGAACCACTAAACGCCAACATCCGTACAAAATTGGGCGTTAAGGACATAGACAACACAACTGAAGGGGCTGGTTTAGTTCCTGCTGCTGTTGCTGCCTATGTAAGCGCGGTTGAAAAAGGAAGCGGTATTTTCCGCCAGACTGTTTTAACTGTTTCCGCACTTCCACAAACGATCCTTGATGCGACATCATGGCAAAGTACAAAAATCTATTCTTTCCCTCAGGGGCGGTTGTGGTTTTTGACTAACATCATGACGCTTGCACCAACTACCACAACGGCTATTGCTACCACTATTAAATCTGGTGTAGCT